TGGTGTAAAATATCCTGGTAATGAACACATGGGAGCATTTGGTTGTGACTCTTATGATATATCAGGAACCGTAGATGGACAAGGTTCTAAAGGAGCATTACACGGCTTAACCAGGTTTAGTATGGAGGACGCTCCTGCGAATAGTTTCTTTTTAGAATACTTATCAAGACCACCTACGGCTGAAATATTCTTCGAAGACGTATTAATGGCGCTAGTGTTTTATGGTATGCCAATACTTGCGGAAAACAACAAGCCTCGATTATTGTATTATCTAAGACGTAGAGGTTACAGAGGTTTTAGTATGAACAGACCTGATAAAGTTTGGAATAAATTATCTGTTGCAGAAAAAGAAGTTGGTGGTATACCTAACTCTTCAGAAGATATAAAACAAGCTCATGCTGCTGCGATTGAGATGTACATTCAAGATCACGTAGGCATAAAACAAGATGGAACATTTGGAGATTTATATTTTAACGAGCTACTAAACGATTGGAGTAGATTTGATATAAACAAAAGAACAAAATTTGATGCTTCTATAAGTTCTGGTTTAGCTATTATGGCTAACAATAGACATTTATATGCACCAAATATTAAGGTTGAAAAACCTAAAATAAACATAAATATTTCTAAGTATAGTAATACTGGAACTAATTCACAAATAATTAAATAATAAATATGGCAGAGTCTGGCATTAAAAGTTATTTCCCGAGTCAAACCGTAAGCGATGCTGAAAAGCTTAGTTACGATTATGGTTTAAAAGTAGCAAAAGCTATTGAAACTGAGTGGTTCAACAACGATAGAAGTCTTAACAGATATAGATCTAATCAAAATCAATTTCACAATTTAAGGTTGTATGCTAGAGGCGAACAACCTATTCAAAAGTATAAGGATGAGTTATCTATAAATGGTGATTTGTCCTATCTTAATTTAGACTGGAAACCTGTTCCGATTATTTCTAAATTTGTAGATATAGTTGTAAATGGTATAGCTGAAAGAACTTATGATATAAAAGCATATTCCCAAGATCCTTTTGGTATAGAAAAACGTACTAAATATATGGAGTCTATAATGAGAGATATGCAAACTAGAGAGTTTAATGATGCGGCTATGGAAAACTTCAATATGAATTTTTATGAAAATGAAAAAGAAGATTTACCAGACTCTCAAGAAGAATTAGAACTTCATATGCAGTTAAGCTACAAGCAAGCTGTAGAGTTGGCTGAGGAGCAAGCTTTAAAAGTTTTATTCGAAGGTAATAATTACGAGTTGATAAAGAAAAGATTTTATTATGATTTAACAGTTTTAGGTATTGGTGCTGTAAAGACAGCTTTCAATACTTCAGAAGGCGTGGTTATAGATTACGTTGATCCAGCTAATCTAGTATATTCTTATACTGATTCACCATATTTTGACGATATATATTATGTTGGTGAAGTAAAATCTATCCCTGTAAATGAATTAGCAAAACAATTTCCTCATTTAACAGAAAGCGATCTTGAAGATATAGTAAAAAATAAATCTTACAACCAAAATAATTATAACACTAGGCACTCAGTAGATAAAGAAGATAACAACACTGTTCAAGTTTTATATTTTAACTATAAGACATATATGAATGAAGTGTATAAAGTAAAAGAAACAGGAACTGGTGCTGATAAAATTATACCTAAAGATGATTCGTTTAATCCGCCGGAAGACAAAGAAGGTGGATATTCAAGATTATTACGTTCAATAGAGTGTTTATACGAAGGAGCGATGGTTATTGGTACAAATAGACTACTTAAATGGCAAATGTCTAAAAATATGATGAGACCTAAAAGTGATTATACTAAGGTTAAAATGAACTATTCTATTGTTGCCCCAAGAATGTACGATGGCAAGATTGATTCATTGGTGAGGCGTATAACTGGTTTTGCCGATATGATACAACTAACACATTTAAAATTACAGCAAGTAATGTCTCGTATGGTACCAGACGGTGTTTATCTTGATGCTGATGGCTTAGCGGAGGTTGACTTAGGTAATGGTACGAATTACAGCCCGCAAGAAGCTTTAAATATGTTCTTTCAAACTGGTTCTGTAATAGGAAGAAGCTTCACGTCAGAAGGCGATATGAATCCAGGTAAAATACCTATTCAAGAAATAACATCAGGATCTGGTGGAAATAAAATACAAGCTCTTATAGGTAATTATAACTATTATTTACAAATGATGAGAGATGTAACCGGTCTCAATGAAGCTAGAGACGGTAGTATGCCTGACAAAAACGCTTTAGTAGGAGTACAAAAATTAGCAGCAGCCAATAGTAATACCGCGACAAGACATATATTACAGTCTGGATTATTTTTAACAGCTGAAGTTGCTGAGTGTTTGTCTCTTAGAATATCTGATATTATAGAATACTCTCCAACTAAAGACGCTTTTATACAGGCTATAGGCACTCATAATGTTGCTACATTAGAAGAAATGAGTAATTTACATCTTTATGACTTTGGTATATTTTTAGAATTAATGCCAGATGAAGAAGAAAAGCAAATATTAGAAAACAATATACAAATGGCTCTACAGCAGAAAACTATAGAGTTAGAAGATGCTATTGATCTTAGAGAAATAAAAAGCATTAGGTTAGCTAACCAACTTCTTAAAATACGTAGAAAAAAGAAAATGGAAAAAGATCAGCTAATGCAACAGCAAAATATGCAGCAACAAGCACAATTAAACCAACAGTCAACACAAGCTGCTGCTCAGGCTGATGTTCAAAAAAACCAAGCAATAAACGCTAGTAAAGCAGAGTTGATGCAAATGGAAGCTCAGATTGATACTCAAAAAATGATGCAAGAAGTAGAAATGAAAAAAGAACTAATGGCGTTAGAATTTCAATATAACATGCAGCTGAAAGGTATTGAAGTTGAAGGTATGAAAAGTAGAGAAAAAGAAAAAGAAGATCGAAAAGACGAAAGAACAAAAATTCAAGCTACTCAACAATCAGAGATGATTGAGCAAAGAAATAGTGGAAAACCACCTAAAAACTTTGAGTCCGCAGGTAATGATATACTAGGTGGTGGTTTTGATTTAGGCTCTTTTGAACCTAAATAAATTTATTAATTATTATTATATTATATTATGGAAGAAAAATTAAAAGAAGTAGTTGAAGAAACTACCGTGAAAAATCAACAAGATCCAGGTGATGAAAACGTGGTAAAAGTTGATGAAAGTAAATTTGAATCTGCTGGCGACGATAGCGTTATAAAAGTAGATTTAAGTAAACCAATAACACCAGAAGAAAATGAAACTAAAGAAGATAACGCTGACGACAGCGG